TCCAGATAGCGTAAGGAGCCTTTCCTTATGGCTGCAACATGGGGCACTAATGTTTGGGGAGCCAATTCTTGGCAATCTGAAACAGTCACAGTTACATTAACCGGCGTATCAGCAACTTCATCAGTTGGAAGCGTTACAGCTTACCAAACTCAAGGATGGGGTAGTGATTACTGGGGTTATGAAAATTGGGGCGAATCAGCAATTACGGTTTCACTTACAGGCGTTTCAGCAACTACAACTTTAGGAACCGTTGATGCTTATGTTCAACCTGGTTGGGGTACTCTTGAATGGGGGTATAATGGCTGGGGATCTGTTGACGAAGCCATCGTTAGGCCAAGTGGAGTCTCAGCAACTACAAGTGTAGGAGCAATTACACCAGCCGATGTCATGGGACTCACAGGAGTCTCAGCTACTACTTCTTTAGGAACCGTTACAGCAGTTGCGGATGTAACAGTCTCTTTAACAGGAGTTTCAGCAACTACTGCCGATGGTTCATTAAATATAATAATTGGAGTTCCTTTAACGGGAGTTTCAGCTACTACATCTTTAGGAACCGTTACTGCTGTTGCTGATGTAACAGCTTCTTTAACAGGAGTTTCAGCAACAACTGCTCTCGGAGATATTACAGTTACTTCTAATCCAACCGTTCAACCTGCTGGAGTTTCAGCAACAACCAGTGTAGGAGCTTTAGATCCTGCCGATGTAATGGGATTAACAGGAGTTTCAGCTACTACGGCTGTTGGCTCTTTAAGTTTAGTAATTGATGTTACTGTAAGTCCTACTGGCCAATCAGCAACTATTAGTCTAGGAAATCTTGGAATTCAACATTATCAAGATATTGACACAGGATCAAATACGTCGTATACAAATGTTGCAACTGGATCAAATACCAGTTATAGTGAAGCAGCTTAAGGAGATTTATGGCATCAACATACACAGGTTTAGGTACCCAATTAATGGCGACTGGCGAAAACGCTGGTACATGGGGAACTAAAACTAATACAAATTTAAATATTATAGAACAGATCGCTGGCGGTTATATCGAAGTAGATATAAATGGCGGAGCTCAAACAACAACTCTAGCAGTATCAGACGGAGCAACTGGAGCCGCTCTTGCACATAGAGTTATAAAATTCACAGGAGCTATCACAGGAGATCAAATTGTAACGATTCCTTTAGATGTTCAAACTTTTTACTTTATAGACAATGGAACAACTGGTGCATATACAGTTCAATTTAAATATGTGACTGGTTCAGGTGGCACGGTTACATGGGCAACTACTGATAAAGGAAATAAAATTATTTACGCAGCGGCCAATGATGCAACTAATCCTGATATTGTTGACTTTGGAATGGGAACTGTAACTCTTACAGGCACAGAAACTTTAACAAACAAAACTTTAACTTCACCAAAAATTGGAACATCTATTTTAGATACTAATGGACTTGAACTAGCTCTTTTAACAGCAACAGGAACTGCGGTAAATGAATTCACGATAGCTAATGCAGCAACAGGTGCTGGACCAACTTTGTCTGCAACAGGTGGTGACACTAATGTTGATATTAATATTACACCAAAGGCATCAGGAAAAATTGCCCTTGATGGAATAAAATGGCCTAATGCTGATGGAAGTGCAGATCAAATTATGACTACGAACGGATCTGGAGTTTTAAGTTTCGTAGATAATTCAGGAGGAACAGAATGGCAAGCTGTTGACACGACAACTTTTACAGCCGTGGCAGGAGAAGGATATTTTTGTAATACGACTTCGGGTGCTTTTACAGCTACCCTTCCAGCTTCTCCTTCTTTAGGAGATGAAGTTTCCTTTATTGATTATGCAGCAACATTTGATTCAAATAACCTAACTGTTGGAAGAAATTCAGAACCGATTCAAGGAGTAGCCGCTGATTTAACGGTGGCAGTAGAACGTGCGGCTTTTACTTTAGTTTATACGGATGGAACACAAGGCTGGCTATTGAAGGATAAATAATTATGGCTGATTATAAAGGCATACAGGGATATATGGTTCAAAGTTTATCATCGGATCCAGGAACTATTTCAGAGGTTCTTGGGCAAGTCTGGTATAATTCTAGTAGCAATGTTTGGAAAGTAGCAATCCAAGGTGATGGAGCATGGGCTTCAGGAGGAGATCTAGTTAATGCGAGAAAACATCCTGCAGGTGCTGGAGCAAGTTCAAGTTCAGGACTAATTTATGGGGGTTCTCCTTATAGTAAAAATAGTGAATCGTACGATGGTACAACATGGACAGAAGGAAATAATCTGAATACAGGAAGAAATGGACCCGGAGGTGCTGGAATAGCAACAGCCGCTCTCTCCATCTCAGGATCAATAGGCCCAGGACAACCTGGAACACCTAAGACTGAAGACTATGACGGAACATGTTGGACAGAACTTAATAATTTATCACAAACAGGACGTGGTGGTGGTGTAGGCATAGGAACTGCAACCGCAGGTATGTATGTAGGAGGAGGAATTCCTTACGGTGTTAGTGCTCTGACATGGGCTGAACATTATAATGGAACTTGTTGGTCGGAAGGTGCTGATCTAAATACTGGACGGGGTGCTCGTCCAGGAGGAGCAGGTATAGAAACGGCCTGTATACTTATGACTGGGAGTAATCCAACTATAGTCATAGACAACTGTGAAGAATATAATGGTACAAGTTGGGCCGAAGTAAGTGATGTAAACACCAAAAGAGGTTATACATGGGGAATTGGTACGTCTCAAACATCTTGTTTAATTGCGGGAGGGGATGCTGGATCTCCACCATCGCCATCAACTCATGGTAAGACTGAAACTTACGATGGAACATCTTTTACAGAAGCAGCCACTTTAGGAACACCACGTGGTGATGAAGGAGGAGGAGGTACCGGGACAGACGGATTTATTTCCGGTGGAAATCTTTTTCCAGGAACCGGAAATGAAACAGAAGAATGGGCAGATCCTGTTATTGCAGCGAAAACCCTAACAACAAGTTAAAAATGAATTAAAAGGAGAAAACTATGGCAAATATATATTGTACAGCAACTAACACAGGGAAGAACTTCTATACGCATCAAGATCGTAATGATTTCTATTTGTCTGGTCGCCATAGCAATGTTTGGGTTGTGGGTGATAATAGTAAAGGATCGGCTTGGATCAACAGAGTAAGTGGTACCCACAAAACAAAAGAGGAAGCACAGGCAATTGTTGATGCTAATATTGAAGAAGGTCAAGCTGTTTGGGATGCTGCATCTGCAGACGAAAGGTTTTTACTAATTAGTCGACCCGAAAAATATACACTACCATAGGAATTAACAATGAGTACATATAAAGGTATTAGAGGTTTCAAGATTCCGAGTCTAGCTTCGGATCCTTCAACTCTTGTAACAGGGCTAATTTGGTATAATACTACTAGTGCCACTTTAAAATTTTATAATGGAAGTTCAACTCAAACAGTAACAATGAGCTAATGGCAGATTATATAGACATAAGAGGAATAGCAATACAAGTACTTTCGTCTGATCCGTCTAATCCTGTAGAAGGACAAATCTGGTACAATACAACAAGCAACACTCTCAAGGGGTATAACGGCACTTCAAATGTAACCTTTACATCTTCGTAAAAATAATTTATAATAGAGAAAGAATGGATAAAGATAAAAGAAATATTCAACAACACGCTGATAAGGAAGTCAAACACCTTATGGTTTTACTCGATAGATCTCAGGCGTCTGCATTTAAAAAGATGGTCCCTGAACTTCAGGACAATTGGGCCAAGAAACAAATGTTTAGAACCGAAACCGAAATGCGTTTCTCCGTTTTATCCGACAGTAAATATGGAAGCAATGCTGCTAAGTATTGGCAATCGGTTCGAGAACAGAATAGCCATTTTGAAAACCTGATGCGTCTGTCGTTTGATTATCGTAAGAATGATGTTGAGATTAAAAAAATTCAAAGAGATATTAAAAAAGAAAAAGACTCCTTAGAAAAAGAATTCAAACAAATAGAACTTGAAGAAAAGCTTTTTGGTCGAGCTAATATGGAACTGACGGCTAAAGCTCGAATGAAAGAAATTTCAACCTGGTCCAAGCTTAAAAAAGAATTCAACGACGGCGAGTTTGATGATCAAGATGTTAATACCCATCAAGTTGAATCGTATCTGCATCGACTAGAACAGCAAAAATTAACCTTGACAGCTGGATCTTCACAACCTGAAGTGTTCAATGTACTCGGTCAACTGGAAACTTTAAAACGTGTCAAAAAATCAGGAGAACTAAAGTATGATGGTGCCGATCGAAAAACTATTTCTAAGAAACCAAAATCTACGAAAAAATCCTCATAATCAAAGAGAAAGCCCTTTTTATAAAAGAGTAAGAGACTCTATGAAGAAAAGAGGAATGGTTAATCCTTTACTTTGTATCCAGGAAGAGGATCGTTATAAATGTTGCATTGGAAACAATCGTTATCTTGCTGCTCTCGAACTAGGCATCAAAGAAGTCCCTGTTAAAATTGTTACAAGTGAAGTGCCTAAAGATTTAATGGCAGCTACAGAAGATTATATTCCTACTGAAATTGAAGGTTATCCCCCTCGTCGAAGGGCATATGAAGCCAGTAAAAAATAAGAAGATTTTTTTTCTTGCCGGGTTTCCTCGTGCTGGAAATACTCTGCTTACTTCTATTCTTAATCAAAATCCTGATATTGCATGTACTCCTAACAGTATTGTTTTAGAAATTTATAAACGACTTTTTTTTATTAAAAAAGAAGATGTTTTTCTCAATTATCCCGATGAAAGATCGTTGGATAATGTGATGGATGAAGTTTACAACCTTTATTATAAAGATTGGAACTATAAATATATTATTGATCGTACTCCCGCAGGAACTCCAGGCAATTTAATATTATTAAAAAAGCATCTTAAACAGGAAGTTAAAATTATTTTTCTCGTGAGACCTATTTTAGAAGTCTTAGCTTCTTGGATAACCTGGTCTTTGAAAACTCCTGATAGTTTTATTCGAAAAGATACTAAGAATCCTACTGAAGCTTGTCATTATTTAATGAGAGACGACGGTCAAATCATGAAAGAAATGAGATGCATGCAGAATTTATTAAAGCCGGAGAACAAACACCATGTTCATTTTATCGATTATAAAGAGATCGTTGCAAAATCTACAGCTACGATGAAAGGGATTTATAAATTTTTCGATATTCCACCTTTTAAACATCGTTTTATTGATCTAGATCAAATAAAAGTTAATGGATTAGGTTATGATGATACGATTATGGGAAAAGGAATGCACACGATTAAAACAAAAAAATTGATTAAAAGCACTACGGATGTTAATATCCTTTCTTCAGAAATTATAAAGAAATATGGAGATATTAAATTTATATGAACTTTGATTTTGTATTCCTGGGACAATCGGTTTTAAAATATGAAGTACCCCTTGAAATCTTTGTTGGGCTTAATGAACTTTACGAAACAAAAAAGAAAGACCTGCCGAATGCCAACAAGCAATTAGCAGGAAAAATCCCTGACGAAGTCTCCCTATTCTATGATGGTCAAAACACAAGCAAAATGCATCGCCATAGTTTTGTTTCTGAAGATGTTTTAAAATGGTTCTATTCTATTTTTGATCATTATTTAAAATGGAATAAAATTAAAACGTATCAAATGAATATTAGTTCAATCTGGGTTAATGAAATGAAAGCAGGAGACTATAATCCGATTCATACTCATAAAGGAACTATTTTCACGGGACTTTCTTCCGTGATGATTCTTAAACTTCCTAAAGACTATGGACCTGAACTTACGCGTCCCGAGCAACCTATGAATGGACGGCTTCAAATATTAGGAAATGTTGCAGGACAATTTGCTTATACCGCTTATTCTCCAGACGTAAAGATTGGAGATTTTTTTGTCTTTCCTTATGATATACGTCATGTCGTTTATCCTTTCACCAATAAAAAAGCCAAGCGAAGAACACTCGTCTGTAATGTCGATGTTGCTTATGACCCTACAGCTATAAGGACGGTTGAATGATCACAGAACCGAAATGGAAATCTTTACTAGCTAATACAGTGGAACCTATTTTTACTCCTTCTCAATGCCAGGATATTATTAATGTAGGTCATCAGCAAAAATCTGAAGATGCTAAAGTAGGAAGTAAAAAAGGCATTAGAGAAGGAAAATATGATACTAAAATGCGCATCACGACCATCAGCTGGATTCCTTTTAAAGTGATGCCAGACATGTATAAAAGGATTGAACGTTCGATGAAGCAAGTCAATGGAAATCATTTTGGTTATGAAGGAATGCAACTTACCGAACTTGCTCAATTTACCGAGTATCCTAAAGGAGGATTTTATGACTGGCATATCGATGCTGAGATTAATTGTCAAAATGAACCTCCGGTTCGAAAAATATCCATGACTATCTTGCTTTCTGATGCTTCTGAATTTGAAGGAGGAGATCTAGAATTTATGACAGAAGGCAATAAACCCCCTCAACTTATACAAGGACAGGCCATTTTCTTTTGTAGTTTAATCCGTCATCGAGTGAACAAAGTTAAGAAAGGTATTAGACGATCGTTGGTGATGTGGTTCGGAGGACCCCCGTTTAAATGAACCGTGAAATTTTATTCCCGACTCCTATCTATTTTAAAATGGTTAAGGATCATCAAAAACTAAATAAGTATTTATTTCCTCTCCTTAAAGCCTGGAGTAAAAAAGATAAGAGCGAAGAAAAAACCAATGCGGGTGGAGGATGGCACAGTCCAACAGACATGAATAAGAAAAAGGAATATGACCTTTTAACTGATGAACTTTTCACCATGCAAGATGAAATTTATAAAGATTACGGCATGGAGCCTAAACCTGGATTAGGTAATATGTGGGCCAATATTAATTATCCAGGATCCTATAACAAACAACATATGCATCCTAATTCTCAATGGTCTGGTGTTTACTATGTGAAAGCTCCTAAGAAGTCAGGACATTTATTTGTTGAAGACCCTCGTCCGGGTCCCAATATTATACTACCTCGAAGAGTTAAAGGTATCCCTAGAGCCTTATGGCGCGTTGTGATCTATCCAGCTATCGAAGGACAGATGATTATGTTTCCAGCGTGGTTGCCTCATGGTGTTCAAATAAATGAGTCTACTGCAAAAGGAGAAAAAGGTTGGCGTGTATCGGTTTCGTTTAATTTTATCCAGGTAGGTAAAGATGGGTGACACAGTTAAAGTCTATCAAAATTTTTTAGATCCTAATCTAATCAAGCAGATTAAGGAGCATGCTAAGAAACAATCCATGAATAATGTATGGAGAAGTAGCTACTCATGGCCAGAATCACTTCGCCGTTTTACTTCTCCTGTTCTAATTATGAACCTTGACTCCTTTCAGATAGCCCTTCAAGATCGATATCGAAAACTTAAAAAAGAATGGAGGAATATAGAAATTCACATGCCTAAATTTTACGCATGGCCTCCCGGCAGTTATATTTCTTGGCATACCGATCAAGACTATGAATTTGCATCATTTATTTATTTAAATGAAAAATGGGACATAAATCATGGAGGACTTTTTTTATACAATAGTAAAAAAAGAATAATTGGAGTTCCTCCAGTCTATAATCAATGTATTCTTAGCGATCATGGAGTTCCTCATACTATTAGTCGTACAACGCCGGATGCTCCAATCAGAATGACAGTTCAAATTTTTGGAAAAATAAAAGAAAAAGTAGGATGAGTTTTAAATCAAAAAAATATCAAGTGATTCGACAGGCTCTTTCCAAAGAGCTCGCTAACTTTATCTTCAATTATATGATGCTACAACGAGATGCTGTAGATTTCATGATGAAAAATAATAGAGTAAATCCAGCCAATCCTTTTATAGGCCATCGAGTCGGTAAACAGGTTCCCGGTTGTTATACTACATATGCAGACTGGGTCATGGAGACTTTATTAATGTATATGATCCCTATCATGAAGGCTAAAACAGGAATGGAACTGGTCCCAACATACTCTTACACACGCCTCTATGAAAAAGGAAATAAACTAAGAAGACATAAAGATAGAGATAGTTGCGAGGTTTCCACCACTCTTCATCTAGGTGGTGACGAATGGCCTATTTTTCTTGATCCATCTGGAGCCGATTTTGTCATTGATGTACTTAAAGAGATTCATAAACCTGGAGCTCCAAAAGGGGTTCGTGTAGATCTTAAAGTAGGAGACATGCTCATTTATTCTGGCTGCGACCTAGAGCACTGGCGTGAACCTTTTCAAGGCAACGTCTGCTCTCAAGTCTTCTTGCATTATAACCATGCCAACGGTCCCTTTGCTAAAACTAATCTCTTTGATAAAAGGCCTATGTTAGGTATTCCGAAGATAGATAAGTAAAAATATGATTTATTCATATGAACATTTTTTTACCCCTGAGAAATGTCAACACTTCATAAATAGACATTCTGAATTATTCAATCCTGACCACGATAAAAGAACTTTTTACCACAGGAAAACTGAAGTGGTTTTACTTTCTAGTTATTTGATATATGAGTCAAAAAAATTAAATGGTCGTCTTAATTTTACAATTAAAAATATAGACGAAAAAGCATTCATAAATTATTTTCAAATAGTCAAATGGCCCGTGAAAGAATCACAACCACCCCATAGAGATTTTGATTATCATCCTTACACAAGCATTATATATTTAAATGATAATTTTAAAGGTGGAGAAACCATTGTTGAAGAGACTGTTATAAAACCTAAACAAGGATTAATGATATTATTTAGGGGAGATAAAAAGACTCATTCTGTAAATAAAATTAAGAAAGGAACTAGATATACCATTCCTTGTTGGTATACTAATTGATGGCTCTGGTTCGGGTGACCTTAGGGGGTAAACGTTTGGGGTATGTCAGGAATAATAAAGCAGGATCAACAACCATTATTAATTATCTTGGTCAGCTTCTCTGGAATGAGAAACCAACCTGGTACAGTGGTACCAATGTTCAAGATTATTGTGGCAAAGATTCCTACATTGGACGTGAGAAAGGTTTTGAATCCTATCATAAAGAACTAAAAGAATGTGAGATTAGAATTGCTGTCTACCGTGATCCTATTGAAAAAATTATAAGTGGTTTTTATTATTGCCAGGAACACTATCCTCATCTTAACAACTTGGATCATTTCCTTCAGACTTATAAAGCACGGTTAAAAAATAATTACATCAGAATTCATTGTCGAACGAACACGGATATGTTGGGCCCTGATCCACGGATCTATACCCATGTTTGGAATATGAATGAGATAGATACCAAGCTTCTTCCGTTCCTGGAACAATTAGGAGGGGGAAAGATTCAAAAAACAAGACTCAGGGAACATCCTGGTAGAGTCATTACTGAAGCACAAGAAACAAAAGCCAAAGAAGTGATGGCTATTGATTATAAAAACGGTTGGTGTAAGTAGTTGATCTCACCAAAAATATAGTATATTTGTAATAGAAACGGATTTCTATGCTACAAAAGATAAATTTTCTACCTGGATTCAATAAACAAATAACCGCCACCACTGCTGAAGGACAATGGATTGATGGCGATTATGTACGTTTTCGTTACGAAACACCTGAAAAAATAGGGGGTTGGTCCGAACTTGGAGAGAGTTCTTTAACGGGGGTTGCCCGTGCCCAACACCATTTTCTTGATGATGAAGGAGTTAAGTACGCAGCCATAGGCACTAATCGTATTCTCTATGTTTATTCGGGAGGTATTTTCTACGACATTCATCCTATTAAAAGTACAAGTACGTTAACCAGTGCGTTTACCACAACCAATGGATCGGCTGCAGTTAAGATAACTTTTGGGAGTTCTCATAATATTGATGCAGGTGATATTGTCTATCTCGACAGTTTTACGACCATTACCAATTCAGATTATGTGGCCGCTGATTTTAATGATGTAAAATTCATGGTGACAACGAAAGACAGTGCTACGCAAATTACTATTACAATGGATTCAGCAGAAACAGGATCGGGTGCCACTTTATCGGGTGGTATTCGAGTTCAACATTATTATCCCGTAGGACCCGCACAACAACTCGGTGCTTATGGATGGGGTATTGGTCAATATAGTGGTACCGTTTCAGGAGAAGTCTCTACGACTTTAAATGGAGCCATTACCGATGCCGCTGCAACCACTGGCATTACGCTAACAGACAGTAGTTCTTTTCCTTCGTCAGGAACTTCTTATGTTCAAATTGGAACAGAAGAAATTTCTTATACAGGCATTAGTAATGATGTATTAACGGGTGTCACGAGGGGCGTTCGAAATACGACGGCCGCTACGCATTCCGATGGTGCAACCATTACCAATACCACCGACTATGTTGGATGGGGCGAAGCTGCATCTGGAGATAAAGTCTTTGAGCCTGGACTGTGGTCCTTGGCTAATTACGGAACTAAACTGATTGCTTTGATTTATAACGCTGAATGTTTTGAATGGGATGCTTCCATAGCGGCAGCGACTTCTACGCGTGCCACTATTCTTTCAGGAGCACCAACGGCTTCACGGGATATGCTCATTTCGGCACCCGATAGACACATTGTCTTTTTAGGCACAGAAACAACGATTGGAACCTCATCAACTCAAGATGAGATGTATATTCGATGGTCCGATCAGGAAGATCTGAATACCTATGCTCCAACCGCAACCAACACGGCAGGCACACAAAGACTCGCCGATGGTTCCAAGATCATGGGAAGTTTAAGAGGTCGTAATGCAATTTATATCTGGACCGATACCTCACTCTTTATTATGAGATTTGTGGGTCAACCTTTTACTTTTGCTTTTGAACAAGTGGGAACGAATTGCGGACTTATCGGTATGAACGCCGCTTTGGAAGTCGATGGTTCGGCTTACTGGATGTCGGAAAATGGTTTCTTCAGGTACACGGGTAAACTGGAATCTATGATCTGTCTGGTGGAAGACTATGTTTACGATGATATTAATACTACGTCCAACCAACTTATTAATGCCGGTTTGAATAATCTCTTTGGAGAAGTGATATGGTTTTATTGCACTAATGGTTCAAATGTTATTAACCGAATGGTCACTTATAACTATATCGATTCCTCTCCACAACGGCCTATCTGGACAACAGGAAGTTTGAACCGAACGACCTGGACTGATTCGGCTGTCTTCGGCAAACCATATGCAACGCATTATGATGCCGACACCGATACCTCTTACGATGTAACAGGAAACACGGATGGCATTACAACTTTTTACGAACAGGAAACAGGAAACGA